AATATAAGGAAAATGGCCACCTCACGTGGTGAAAATAAAAATAAAAATAAAGAGATAGCGATAAAATTTGATTTTTATCAAATTTTATCGCTATCTTTATTATCAGGAGTACTTATGTCCCGGACTCATTGTAAACAATTAATCACTTTAGGAGGTGTAAAGCATTTTTACTTTACATAAATGTATATTTCGTAAGACACTGACAAGTGTTTTTACTTTACAGAAGAAACAGATTATAATCTACTTCTTTCGCTATTTTTTCTTTAGCTCTCTCGTAAAATTTCTGTATCGAGCCTTTTGCCAGGTTTAATATTTCTGCCACGTCTTGAAAACTCATCTTCTCGCAGTCAATCATCAAGAATACTTCAAGCTCTCTCTTACTCAATCTCCCTAAAGCGTGACTAATACTATTATTTGCATCTTTAATATAATCATCATACTCATCGAATGATACTTTCTTGTAGTGATTATCATCGATTACTGATTCCAGGACTTTATGATCAACTAAATATACTGTACGTTTGTCGATGGCTCTATGCTCGTTTGGATTATGCCCTGAACGTAGCCACTCAATAATGAATATTTGTTCGTTATACATGCTGTTCAATATATTCAATTCATTCATGATAGGACATGCTGCAGTCTGATTTTTGCCTTTATTCTTCCCTTTGCTTTCCTTGTATGCATCAAGCACTTCTTTATGCTCTAATTTAAATGATTCTATGCGCTCTTTTAGTTCTTTGGATGATTGTATATACTCTATCAATAAATCTCTCATATGAGCCTCCTAGCGTGATATAATATAGTTGTCGAATATATAAATCACGAGCCGGTATGGCTCTTTTTTTATGAGATTTTTTCATTTGTTTTATCAATTGCACGCTTAATGTAATACTGTGCTTTCTCCAAGTCCTGAACATCATTTTTATGTGGCGCTCTGGCAACGTATTTAATAACGTTAGCTATACTGTTTGCAACTACAGATGGATAATGCTCTATAACCTGTTCAATGAAATCAATCACTTCAATTTCACCGTAATTATAGTGTCCTGCTTTATTAATGATGTCTATTACTTTTTCTGATTGCTGAGATTTATCCAATTCGTTCTCTAAATTTTCGATAATTGATAACTTTTCCTTTAATTGTTCTTCATAATTCAATACCATTTCCGTTTCTTTATCCTGGTACTCTTTAATCGTTTCATTCGCCTGCTTAACAGTCTCTTGTAAATTTCTATTTACTTCACTGATTTTCTCGATTGTATCTTTGTGTTTTTCAAGTTGAGAATTAAGATTTTTAACTTTATTATCGACTCTATCTTCTACGACCTTTTCTAATTTCTTCAGTTTAGCTGTCGCATCTTTCTCGAACGTCTCTCTATCACTAATCGCTTTCTTCTTATCTTTTTCAAGCTGCTTGATTTCTAAGTTTTTTTCGGCAAGTTTCTCTTCATACGTTTTTTTATCTGATTCTTTGTTCTCAAATAATATTCTATATTTATCTTCTAACTCTTTAACTTGATCAAGTAACTTGTCATATTCAGACTTATCAATCGTTTCAACAATTGGTATTCGACTTGCACCTTTTACAGGTTTCGTCTTAATTACAGGTGCTTCATCAAAGATAAGTCCTTGCTCTCGCTGAGCTTTCAGTTTTTTGAACTCCTTCATGTTCTCACTTCTAAATTGAAGTAATGACTGATAAGCTACGCCGATTTCATTCGCTGCTTCCTTCATGTTTTTAGTATTGAAAATAATCTTATCTACTTCTTCTACAGTTAATCCTTTTAATGTCGTTCTCATGCCATTCGCTCCTTTTTTATTATTGAGGGACGGATAACCGCCCCATTGATTATGCTAAAATCGTGATTCTTTCTTTATGAACTTTGAGTTCTTCTTCCAGGTATTCCTTAATATTTAAAATTGCTTCATTCTTCCAAGCTCCGCCATCAGCTTCAAAAAGTGCTGCTTGTAATCCATATGACGGGCTTTCTTTTATACGTAGTACAAATGCTGATTCAGGTTGAGAGATTTCAGTGAACGTTCTGAAAGGCTTTAAATAAACTGGATTCGGCACTTCTTCTTTCTTAACAGTAGTAACACCACGTTTCACTTCTACCATCTGACTGATACCGTCATCCCCTGTATTTGATACATTTTCAGTCTTGATGTTTCCGATCAGACTCAATACTGTTGCTCTTTCTTCATTTGGAACAAATACTGACTGTAATTGAATATTGAACTTTTCCAGGTCGATAAACTCATTTAATGTTACGTTTGGAATTTGAGCGTTCGATGTGATAATGCACTCACGTCTTTTATTTAAATTGAGCTTTGACTCAATGATTACATGGCTTTCGCTTAATACTGTTATGATATATTTTTCATTACCATCAAATGCAGACTTAATATAATCAACTAATCCAGTCAATGTTGTGACATTCAACTCTCTACGAACTGGCTGTTGTAATTTATACAACTCTCTGTTCGAGTATTCTTGACCATTAATTTTTAGCATCTCAACGCTTGCGGTGTTCGCTCTAATCCATTCCATAGCTTCTTTTAACATATTTATCAGTCTCCTTTTTATTTAAATAATGCTTTCTTATTTTTTATTGGTGTAACGTTGCTTTCTTTCTCTACAGGTTTGCCATCATCATTTCTAACTGTTCCGTTATCATCAAAATATGTTTGGTCTTTCGCTCCTGACTTCAACTCTCGAGCATGTACTCCAGTTGCATCTTCTCCTGTTAAAAGAGTAGCCATTACAGGCTGTTTTCCTACAAGCGAAGTCTTTGTATCTACTTCAACGTTTAAAGTCTCGCGTGCAGGATTTGATGAAATTTTAAATGTAACTGTAACCTTCCTTGATTTGCCTGGCTCTGTATTTGGATCATGAATATTCTTAAGTACATCTTCCATCGCCAAGTCGAACTGTTCTTGTACTGCTCCATCTAAAATCGTATTTAAATTTAAATCGATATTTTTCATTTTTCCTTATCCTCCATCTGTTTTAACTTTTTTCTTTTACTTCTCAACTTATTGAGTTGGTCATACTCTATCCATTCTTCTCCTGTATCATCAGCGTGATATTTTGGAGCCTTACATATCCAAAGCAGCTCCACGTTCGGATATTTAACCATGAATAGCTTACGTTTAATCTTTGCAGTGTCTGTAGCCATACCTTTAATATCAATCACTGTTATGTGGCCACCTGGTAACTTGACTTCAAAATCTGCAACGTAGTACGTCGCTCGGAAGTTGGCCACCTTCTCGATAATCTCGTATTTTGGTTGCAATTTAATATCGATTACTTTCCCTTTCTTCTTCTGTTCAAGAAGAAATTTATAATAATCGCACTCAACAACTGAATCGAATGTGATACCTTCGAAGGTGGACTTCTTGGCATTATACTTTGACCTTTTCTCACTCATCGCATTTAACTTTCGCTTTAATCATTTCAAGTGATTTCTTAACTACCCTGCTGAATTGATTCATGTACTTACTTGATTTGATTGTCGTCTTCATCAGTATCCACTCTCCTGACGTTGATGATTTTCTGCGTTCTTTCTGTCGTATGCTTTCTCGATGTCGTCTAATGTGAATGCGTAACGGTCAGCCAATACGAGCAAGTGTGCGTATGTTTCGTGTAACTCATCTGATTTAATTAAACAGTTTACTCTGAATACCCCACCTAAAGTATCTGTCACGTATTTTATTTGTTCGTCATTAGGAATATTTTTATTGATTTCTCTTACATGATAATCAGCATCATAATTCATTTTATTTAATATAAGATGCAGGAAGTGGATAACATCTACTAACTCGTCGATGATTCTATCAGGGTTCACTGCTTTCTGTTTCCAATACTTCCATACGTCATGACACTCATTAACCAACTCGTGCAGTTCTACTCTTAAAGCGATAGAGTGCTGAATGTTTAAATCATATTTCCACTCGACCTCGCTAATCCCGAACTTTTCTCTAATCATGCTGTCTAACTCTTCCTGCTTCTTGCTGAACTTTTCGAATAACTCCGTTGTCATTTTAATCATTATTCATGCCCTCCATAATCCCTTTAATAATTGCTGTTACTACACCTATTGCTATTGCTCCGATGACCACTGCGACTGAAATTGTTAATATCCATAGTAAAAAGTTAATCATTGTTCATTCTCCTTTGTTTCATTTTCAGGTTGATAAGGCATCACTTCATCGATTGTTATATAGTTTGGATGTTCGTCTGCACTTACTTCTTGAACATCTACTATTTCTTTCTTTATTTTTACGTTGTCAGGATGGCTGTTCATTACCTGAATGGCTCTTTCTTTTGCGTGATCAACATCGTGCGCTTCTACTACACAAAATGGATGAAAGAAGAACACACCTTTTATAATCTCGAATGTTACTTTGTATATATTAGTCACAATTCCTCTCTCCTCATCACTTTATGTTCTTTTACTTTGTAAAATTCTTTGTATGGTACTTCTAATGCTTTCAGGTAATCCTCAGCACATTGTTTGTTTGAAAATGATTCAACAATCTGATTCTGAGGATCAATTACATTCCAGTCGCTATGTGAGTAAATAATTTTCATATCTTATTCTCCTTTTCGATTAATTCGTTCATCAGAAAGTTTAATTGCCATTTTCGTTTCATCTTCAAGATTTAACATCATAGTCGATATGATTAACGCATATCTAGTTTGTATATATTTTTCTTGTAAAAACGCAAGTATCACTAATGTGATTGATATTTTTGCAGGTACATTTGAATGAACCATAAGATATATCCACGATAATAAAAGAAATATACTGAACAATTTATTGTTAACGATAGCGAATCTTATTTTATTTATGATTTCTCTCACAATCCCTCTCTCCTTTCGTGAGTTATCTATTAAACGAATCGTTCACTAGATGATTAAAATAACGCTTGTTCATAACTGTATTATTTTCAGTGTTTATTGCTTTTATAGGTCTATTAACCAATGGCATTGCCATAGGTTGTAAGTAGCTTTGTCGAATGACGTATTTAATACCGTCAACCTCTTGTTCGATACGCTCACCATTAAGAATTGCTTCGATTTGATTCTTGTCTATTATGAGTTCTATTGTTTCCATCTCTCATTTCCTCCTTATAATTTACGCATTTAAGATAGGTAGTTCAAAATTCCCAATTCTTAATGAAGCTACACTATAATAATATCCACCATTACCTCCATCAGCTTCCACCATGTTTTGTGCAATTACATTCTGATTATGGAATAAAGTCAATACTGCTTCACTTTCTCTTGTATCTCTACCTTCATTCCACTCGTTGTCTTTAACAACGTTATATTCAACATTAGTAATTGCTGCATCAAGTTCGACATTTTTAAATGTGCCATCAGCCCATGCACAGCAGTCTTGATCTGAACAGTAAACTTCAACTTTTGTTCCGTCTTCTAGGATAATGTAATCTTCTTTCCACTCAATAACTTTCTTATACAATAGTAAGTCTTTCACTTTTTCAAAATCTTGTTTGTTAATTTCCATATTAATCCTCCTAATTGTTCTCGATAAAAGATTGCTTTTAAATGTTTTCAAGTAGTTCTGGATGCTCGTGAATGTTGCCTAGTACTTCTAAATTGTTGTCATTGTCATATAAATCAAACAAGCTACCATCGTTCCAATTTATGACCCAACTTCCTTGATAAAATTCAATGTATCCAATATTTTCCCAATACTTCACAATATCCCCCTCAAAAATCTCCTTACCATTCACGTCATGTAAGCCTGTTGATTGCATGAGTACTCTATCGTCTTCATCAACCACATAGTTAAATTCATCTAGTACATGAATACCAAATTTATCAATTTCCATTGTGAAATCTCCTAAAAAACGCTTTTTCTTTTTATCAAAAATTCTAAACTTCGGTATCATTCTTTCTCCTCCTAATAATCAAATAACGTCGCTTGCAATCCAGGCAGATAATTTACCTTCGTTTCATAGAACTTCTCCAGATCGTAGACTGTCTCAAACTGCTCAACGTATACTTCACCATGATTAACATCGAGTACGACATAAGCATCATCTTCTATTGTGAACATGATGCTATTATTGTCGCTCGTCTCCCAATTACTGAATCTGTATTTATTAAATAATTGAATCCACTTTCGATACTCTAAGAATTTAATCATTTAAGAATTCTCCCAATTGCTATTCAATTCTTCGAGTAACTTCTGACGTTCCCTTTCAAGCTCTTCTTCATCGATGTCTTGTTTTTGAGTATTCTCCTGATTGATCCAGGACGGTGTCATTTCTTTTTGTTGATTCTGCTTAGAATAAGTTGACTGCTTTTTAAACTCGAAGTTATGTTCACTCTGTTTAATTTCATCAACAGTTGTTAGTTGCTTCTTCTTCCAGTCATTTAATAAGAAATTAATGAATGAATAGTTGTGATTATTTCTTAATGCTGACTTTTCAATCGCGTACATCATGATGTCTTTACCGTAATCGGTAAAATCTTGTTGTATTTTTTGGAATGTCACTGGAGCAGGATTTTGTTCGATATTCTCTTGATACATGCTCACAACTGTTCTGAAGTCGTCGTTGTTACTACTACTTATTACTTTATTATCATTATTTACATTATTATCTTTATTAACATTATTGTTTGTTTTTTTCTGTGTCTTTTCACTGTCTTTTCTGTGTTCTTTGACTGTCTTTTCACTGTCTTTTCTGTGTCTTTTTTCTAAATCATTATTTTGATAGATGTCATAATTGACAATGGTTACAAGTGTTTTTTTAGTGTCTTTTTTTAAGACAATCATTTTATCTTCTTCTAACAACTTTAAAAATGCATCTACTTTGGTTAATGACCAGTTCCACCTGTCACCTAGTTTTCTAAGAGAGGTGATTCTCTGGCCACGTTTAACTGTGACTAGTTTTCCATCAATCATTGTTTTGTTATCTGCATGATTGACCATTAACAATAAATCAACCCATGCTTCAAATCTCGAAAACTTTCTCTCTTCTTCGTATAACCAATGTTTTTCAATAGAGCGATGAAGACTAATCCACCCAGCCATTTAATCACCTCTTTCTTAGCTGAATGAATTAGAACGGTAGATCATCATCACTAATATCGATTGGTCCACTATTAGCAAAAGGATTATTATTCTGTCCTGTCGTTGTCTGCGGTTGAGTATAAGATGATTGATAGCTTTGTTGTTGTTGGCCATCATCTTGCTTTTTATTTATAAATAGCACTTGCGAATCAATGTTATTTACTATTAGCTGCATTCCGTAATGCTTGACTCCGTTCTGATCTTCATAGTTGTTATTTCGCATCTCTCCACTGACAGCCATAAGATATCCCTTTTTAGCGTACTTTTGAATAAATTCAGCAGTCTTTTTGAATGCTACGCATCTAATGAAGTCAGATTCATATTCACCGTCGTTATTTTTAAATTTACGTTGTACTGCAATATCAAAACTGAGAACATCTGTACCACTTTGCATGACTCTCATCTCAGGTTCTTTCGTTATACGTCCAATGAACTTGCAATCATTCATACTCTTCACCCCACAGTATTTCAAAGCCAACTATGTGACTTGGTAGAAATCTGCTATTATGAATTTTTTCAATTTGATGTTTATTTAAATTGAAGTGATCTAAAATACTTTCTATAAATTTATCAGTATATTTTTTAGCCATCGTTTCAACAGTTAAATCGTTTGATCCAGGAGAATTAAAACCTATATAAGTTTTAGATTTACCTTTTTCTGCGTCTGCTATAATTCGTTGTTCTACATTTTCTAAAGCCAGTTCAATATTTTCATCAAAATGTTTATTCTTCTTTGCTCTTGCTTTTTTAATTAATTCGCTTGCCATTTTCTATCCCTCCAATTATTAATCAGCTAACAAGTCTCCAACTTCTATTACTCCGAGTTTTCTAAGTTCTTTTGTCTGTCTACAATATTCACATTTTTCACAACGTTTTGGCTGTCGTACCTTCTTCAAAAGTGGCAAAATATCATCTTTCATAGTTACTTCTGCAAAACTACTTTCGAATGTGTAGCGATCATGAGCAATCTCAATAACTGCTTTGTTTGATGGAGATTCTTTAGTAACTGCTACGATATATGGCTCGTAATATTCGTTGAAATTTTGATATATCAACTCACGATAGATGTACATTTGAAAAATGTAATCATATGCTTCAACGAAACTTACAAAGCCACCATGCTTGTCTGACCAAATTCGCTTATGCAAATCCTGTGTAGTCTTGATATCTGCAAACGTCTTACGTTCATGATTAATACTATCTATACGACATTTCCATTGAATTCCGAATAATTCTCCTGTAAGAATGACTTCTTTTTCACCTTCAAGCGCAAACATTGCAAGTTCATCATTCTTTAATGCATCTATCATTTGTTTTGCAACAGCATAATCTTTGTAGTAATCTCCTTTACGGTTAAAGATTACTTTTGAATGCTCGTTTACAAACTTTTCATGTTCTTCTTCTGAATCAAAAGCTGAATGAACAAAATTGCCTACAAGCATTGCTGGTGTTGATGGTTGTTTATATTCACCTGTGAGGAATGCCATTGCGGCAGCCTCACATTCCGTGAATTTTTTAAATGTACTTACTGACATAAATTCTCTATTTGCTTCGTCACTATAATAATTCTGCTTGTTCAACTCCATCAGTTTTATCCTCCAATTTCTTTTTCTCTTTAGGATCTATCTTAGGTGTATCGCCTTTTCCTTTAACAGTTTCTTTATTTTCTTCGACCTTTTTATCTTCCATTGCTAATTCAAGTTTTGACTGCTTTTTGGAATCATCTTTGGCAAACCAATCTTCGACTTTACTCATGCCGTTTTTAAGCGAATTGAAAACTTTTATCATTTTGGCCACATCATAACCAGTGAAAGCAGAAATGTTATAACCACAGTAAGCTTCAATTTGTGATTGAGTAACACCATACTGCTCTTTAAATGCTTGTAACATTTGATTGATTCTGTCAGATAGTGGTTGTTCATTATTGCCTGACATCGTTTTATTACATTCTTCAACTGCTTTATCAACAATATCTCCTGGTATAATACCTAAGATGCATGAACGAAGTCGTCTTGCTCCGTTATTGGCTACTAACTCATATATGTCACGTGGATCAGTTAGTTTCTTTGCACCATTTTTTGTATGGCGTGTGTGAGGTACTGTAAATACTTTTTCTTGTCTAACATTTGTTTCTAAGTCCCAAGCATAAGCCATAGCTACAGATTCTCCATTTTTTTGTTCTAATTCTTTAACTCCATATGCAAGATTGCCCCAATTTTGTGCAAGTACTTCCGCTAAACGAATTGATGGACCTTCAACCTTTGTGCCGCCTCGTGGATAGCTGTATACTGCAACCTGTGCTAGTGATGATCGTTTGCAGTTATCTAAAATACGTTGTTCTGATTGGAAGATATTACGAGGGAATTGCTTTGCCATAAAGATTTGACCTTTTACCTCTTCCATCTCTCGTGATGCTGATGCTTGCGCTAATGTGTTTCCAGTTCCTTGTAATGTATTTTGATTTTCATATGCATTCATTAAGTTGTTCATGAATTATTCCTCCGTTATTTTAATAATTGATATGGTTCTACATCTAACTTCTTTGCGATTTGTTCTAATGTTCGTAGTGACACATTTTTTCTTGAGTGTTCTATATCATTCAAATGACACCTTGTGATATTTACTCTTTCAGCTAGTTCTTTTTGCGTTAAATTATGATGTTTTCGAAATGCTCTTATGTTCATCGCGACTATTTTGTTAAGATTCATCTAATAAATCACCTTCAAATACTTTGTCTAGCTGATAGTGAAAGGCTCTCAACTTGTGATTGCACTGAAAGTCGAATAAGTAGATACTTCTATGACCTTCTGCATACCTCTCGTCGATATGTTTGAATTCTATTGTTCTCATACCATCTTCAACCGTAAAACTTATTTTATTTTGAATATCTGTAGCGATAATACGTTTGATAGCTTCTGATACTTCATTGAATAGTAAGTTGTTGTTCATTATCTAAACTCACCGTCCTCGATGAATCCTTCTCCTCTGATAACACGCAGCATCTTTTCAACTTTCTTACGCGCTGTGTCGTAATCGTCAGTGTCTGTTTGAATCCAAATGTAGTTCACATCGTTTTCATATTCATCGTTATAGTGCCAAAGCTCGATTAAATCGGTGCAATGGTAATCCTTAATCGCTACCTCTCTGTTATCGAACTTTCTCACTGCTTGTTGCAACTCCGCTAAGATTAATAACTGAATATTGTTGTCTAACATAATTTCTCCATTTCCTACAGTCGTGAAATGTGCTACAATGTAAGTGTCTAATTTACTTGTGGCACATACTTAACTGTATGTGTTTTTTATTTGTCTTCATCTTCTTCCATTTCTTCTTCATCATCTTTAGTAACGAAAACATGGCTCTCATCTTCTTCATAAGAAGTGAATAACTCTTCCATCACATCTCTCATGAATTCGTTATCAGGTATCATCTCATCACCTCCTCTTCTGACCAAAACGGATTTTCAAAGTTGTAACCTAAAAGGATTAATACTTCTCCAAGTTTCTCTTCTAAGTTATTTAAAAATTCCATTTGTTCATCGTCAGCATTTCCGTAATATTTAATAAATCCGATGTTTTGCGTGATTTCTAAATGTGTCATAGCTAACTTTACGACTGCTTCACTGTATTGTTGTTTCATCTCATCACCTCCTTTAACGAATGTACTGAAACTTAATCACGCCACCTGTATCATCTATCGTCATCTTTCGTATAGAAGGATAAATCCCTCTTGAACTTTTTTACTTCGCCTCTACGGTACGTCAGAACGATAATATGACTAATCTTATTTATCGCTTTCAACTAATTCACTGTTGATAACGAGTAGTAGCGATAAGCACGATAATACGATGAATAGTCCTGCTGTTTCTAAAGGTGCGAGGTGGTCGCTTGCTAATGTGATGATGTAGCTGATTGCGAGTAGTACAGTTGTTGTTGCTATGAATAGTTTCATGACATCGCTCCTTTCAAATAAGGAAATTTTTCTTCAAATTTCTTGACTGGAACTTTGCCTCTGACTGAATAGAAACCGTCTTTTTCCATTTCTTCATTCATTCGTCTGATTTGAGAATGAGCATAAGACTTCGAACAATCTAAAAGTTTCATAACGTCTTTAGCATTGTAAAAGTGTTTCATTAGATCATCTCCTTAAGCGATTTCTGAATATCGCATATCTTTAATAAATTGAATTGCTCTGTCAACATCTCGTCTTTTAATATGGTTATTAGGTGCGTTACCTTTCATTCCGAGATGTTTTTTAGCAGCAACTAATATTTTTGATTTAGCTTTACCGATGTCGTAGCGACGTTGCTCTTTTAAGCGTTTGTTGTGTTGTGCTAGTTCATAAATATCTGTGGTTGCGACATCTTCTAGTGTTAATTGCGTTCCATTTGCATCTACATATTTTTCAGCTTTATCTTTTACCATGTACTTAATCGCTGTAATATCCTGTGGAGTTACGTATTCTCCTGTTAAAGTTTGTTTGATTTCCTTTAGTTCGTTCGATGTATGCGTATTGTAATCAAGTTGTAAATTACTTACTTTTGCAATCTGTTCTACTAACATCGTTAGTATTTCAGGATTATTAATCATTTCAGTTGCTGTTGCTTTCGTGATGTAAATTCCTTTGTTTCTGATTTGTGGTAGTACCTCTGACGTTACCCAGCGCTTAAATCGTTTAGCCGATTCTAATTTGCTACCGAAAATTAATGCGTATAGGCCTGATTCATTGATTAGGGTTTGATTTCTTCTTTGACCTGCCGTAACGATTTGTGACGTTAGCTTATCTTCTTCATCAACGTGATCAATTAAAGCCTTCCTAGAATTTGAGTATCCTAATATGTCAGCCACATCTTTACCTACAAAATATGGTTCATTATCGATTTCTAAAGTCCTTACTGGCAATTCATCAAAATTGAATACTTGTAATTCGTCCATTTGTTTTCCTCCTAAATTTGTTATAATTTTCATATCTCCTTTTGAAAGGAGGTGATACTGTGAAAGCAATCTTAAATTTTGAAAACGATAAATTTGTTGAAGTTGAAAACCTTCAAAAAGTAATTAAAAATGGGGCTCATGGTGCTATCGTTAAGACCGGCGAAGATATTAAAAACACCATATATTCAAACGGATCAATTACTTTTGTCGGAGATACTACAATAGCTGTCTCATCAGCTAAATTAGGCTTCGTTCAATTTATCGACTAGTTTTAACAACTCTGTTGCTGCTATAAGCAGCTCAGGGTTTCTTGTTTGCGATTTGAGCAAAACGATAATGTAACTTACAATTTCTTCTTGTAATTCGTTCATGTTATCCTCCTAAGTTAATTTAAAATTCGTTCTCTTTCGGGAACATCTTTTGTAAAAAAAATTTCTAATTCATTGGTGTTATAGCCCAATATACTTGCTAATTTAATGAATTCATTAGCCCCAATTTCAACTAATCCATTCTCTCTCTTTGCGTATGGAGTTCTAGTTTTCCACCCCATTTTTTCAGCAACTTGATCTTGAGTTAATCCTGCAGCAATTCTTTCAGCTTTTAATCTGTTAAGATTTAATTCCATAACTTCACCTCCGTTCGTTCCTTTTTGGGAACAAATCAAATTTAACACTCCCGTTCTCATATGTCAACTAAAAATAATAAATAATATTCTTTTTGTATCATATAAAGTTTTTATTGTATTCAAATGGGAACGATGATATTATAAAAATATCAATAAGAATACTACTAAAGGATGATTAACAATGAGAAGTAATGATGAAATCATTAATATTATTTCAACTGAGTTATCTAATAAGGGAATGTCAGCTGCAGAGCTTTCAAGACGCGTAGGAATTGCAAAATCTGCATTATCTCGATATTTAAATAAAACAAGAGAATTCCCACTAAATAAAGCTGAAGATTTTGCAAATGCTTTAGATATTTCTACGGAATATTTACTAGGATTTGAATCGAACAAATCTGAATTTGTAGAAACTATTGCTGCACATATCGACGATGACGTTACTGAGGAAGAAATGGAAGAAATATTAGCATACATAGAAATGAAACGCAGCTTAAGAAGAAATCGCAATAAGTAAGGAGTTGTGAAGATGCAACTTAGAGAGAGATTGTTAGATCCATATCCTAATATGACAATTGAATATGATGAAGATATGCCTGCTAAGATGGGCGGATTATACGAAAGATACTTTGAATATCCTAACGGGATTATTACAATAACAAATAAACTTAATTATTATATTCAAAACGGTCATCTAGCTGAAGAAATTGGCCATCATGAGACTTCTTATGGTGATATTCTGTCAGTCTACAACAAACAATACAATGTCGATTCAGCTAGACAAGAGTTGAGAGCTCGACGTTTTGGCCACAAATTAATACTACCTTTAGAAAAACTTATTGAGTGCTACAAAAAAGGGCTTTGGGGAGATATATATGAGATGTGTCTACATCTTGAAATAGATCGAGTGCATTTCAATGAGGCAATTGAAGATTATAAAGCGAAGTTCGGATTATATGTTAGATATTCAGGCTACCTAATCCAATTCGAGCCTTTGAAGATTCAAGAATTATAAATGTAAAATTATTTATTAGGAGGCTTGTGATGAGAAAGTTAACTGCTTTAGAAGTATTAGTTATGCATTATGTTGAAAATAAATCTAAAGGTACTGTACTAAATCAAAACTTTTGGGCAGACATTTATTCTACTAATCCGATGAGAATTTTGAAGAAGCTCATTGATGATGGAGTTATTATTGAAAAAACTGATTATCATATAACTTTAACTAAATTAAAAAATCCAGAGTTAAAAGAAATCTTAAAAGATAACAGTTTAAAAGTTACTGGTAATAAGGCGGAATTAGTGAATAGAATCATTGAAAATAATGTAGACCTATCAGGAATGTACTTACCTGCTGTTTACACTGTTAATCATGACTACAAAGAAGTATTTGATGAAACTACTTTTTTAACTGAATTTACATTTGGTTATGATGTTACTCTTGAAGATGCTTATCAATACTACCTTTCTCATCCAGGTAAAAATGATTTTGAAATTTTGACCGGTATTTATATCGAAAGACTTCAGTCGCTTATGAAATCAAATGATGTAAATGCAATATATTCTATTAGATCAATAAACGACACTATTTCAAGATACTATTTTAAAAACCATGAAATTGATCAAGGGTTTTATTATTTTAATGCAGCTAATGTAATAAACACGATTTTATCTTTTAATAATTATCTAAATTATCACGAGTATGGAGATATTAATTTTAGACCACATATACCTCAAAATGATTTAATAAAATACCGCTCTGCCTTAACTAATAAGCAGTTCACTATTTCGCAACTTAAACAAGATTTGTATAATGCTGCTAAACCTTTAAATTATAGTGATTCTCTTAAGGATAGTGCTGTACAATTTATGATTGCCTACATTCAAGATGAGTTTATTGATCCAAAAACTTTTGTAAATAGTCTTATAAAGACTCAAAATAACAAAACAACTAATCATAATAACTCTTTAAAGCTAGAAGTAACACTAGATAAAAGTGATTTTAATTATCCAATTAAAACAAATGGTGAGAACAAACCTAAGAAAAAGAAAAGATTTTGGTTATTTTAACGTTCAAAACTGAATAATAAGGGTGTATTCACTATGCCCTTATTTTTTGTACCCATTTTTAAGAAAGGAGCTCTTTTATGGCAGTATATAAAGACAAAAATACAGGTAAATGGTACTTTTCTGTTCGATATAAGGACATTTATGGCAATAATAAAAGAAAACTAAAGCGTGGATTTGATAAGCAACGTGAAGCTAAAGCAGCAGAAGCTAAATTCTTAACTGAATCAGTTGATAGCTATTCATCAGAACAAACATTCGAGTATGTATTCTATCACTACTTAGATAATTCAGACTTACGTCCTAAAACACACAAACGAAAAGAAAATGAATATAAGAAACATATCCAGGAACGCTTCGGACATATTAAGATAAGTGAGATTAAACAGAATCAGTGTCAAGAGTTCAGGAAGTATCTTATTGATAACCTACCCTCAGTCAATTCTGCACGAACGGTGTGGAGTGGTTTTAAAGTAGTAATCAATCATGCAATTAAGCATTTCGGGTTGCGCATTGATCCAACAGTATCGATTAAACCTATCCCTAGAAAGAAACCTAAACCGACATTTATCATGCGTGATGATTTTGATAATAAGGTGGATAGTTTTATAGATGATGCTTACGTAGAAGCAAGTCAGTTGATGTTCTATTCAGGATTGCGTGTCGGAGAATGTTTTGCATTAACATGGAAAGATTTAAATTTAAGCAAGAATGAGTTGATGGTATCAAAGACAATGGATATTACGAATCGACAAATATATGACAGAGCGAAAACAGAATCATCTGAAACAATCGTTGTATTTCCACAATTTATATCTGATATTCTACATGGTAGATACGAGCGAGAAAGTAAGAAATGGCAGTACTTTAATGATGATTATTTTGTTTTCGGTGGTATCGCCCCAAAACACTATGCACACTATCATAAGAAATTTAAAGAAGTGTTTCCAGGCTACCATATACATTCATTGAGACATAGCTATGCATCGTACCTCGCAAATAACGGTGTAGATATATTTGACCTGCAACAGCTAATGCGACACGCACGCATCACAGAAACATTAGATACTTACTCACATCAATATACAGATAAAAAGTACAAGGCAATTTCCGTATTCGATAAATAA